ACTTTATGAGGATATAAAAAAACAGATGGAAATATAATTAAATCACCAGGTTTAAATTTTATTTTATAATCATTAAACATTACAAACTCTCCTCCTTGGTAGTTATCATTTAAAATACCTACGATACTTAAAATTGGTATACCCCTTACATCTCCACTAAATAAACTCACTATATGATCCGCATGTTTAGACATAATCTGATTTTTGTTATATCTATTAAATCTTAATTTACTGAAACCAGACCATCCTTCAAAAACATCACCACCTAATTTATCTTTTACAATGTATTTTTCTAATCCTTTCCAAACTAAATCTTGAATTTTTTTAACACAAGTTAAATTATCTCCATAACAAACATCAAGTTCTTTTTCTTTATTTTTTGATTTTGCTATAAAAGTTTTTGTATTTGTATATTGGTGTTGCTGCCAATTTTTTTCTTTCTTTAATTCTTTTAAAGTTTGGTTTAAAATATCTTCAGGAATCCAATTACTTAAATGTAATATATAGTCTTTTAAATTATTTAATTCTTTCTTCACACCTTTTATAAATTATTACTATGTATCGGATATTGAATCCCATTGTTGAGTTTCTTCGTTCCATTCATGAAAACTAGCATTTTCAGGGTAAGGAATAGGAGGATTCCATATACAAGTTGTTTCATCAAATACCCAAGAATCAAAAGGTTTAGGTTCTATAAAAGCATCTCTAGCTGCATCATAAGTATATCCTGGACTAGCAAAATTTTTTCTCAAAGGTGTTCCACCTAATACATGCACTCCGCCTTGAGTATTATATGAAGTTTGTTTCCAAACCGCGTCAGGTTCTTTTAAAAGATTTTTTAAAAAATTTATTCCAGCTTCTTCATCTGTTGCTTCATTGTTATGAACAACATGAACTTCAGTAACTATATTATTTTCATCTAATTTTGCAAAATGAGCCATTACGCTGTGTAACTCCCACTTCCTGTAAATGTAAGAACTGTACTTGCTCCATCCGTACCAACAGTGGGTGAACCGGTTGTAGTGCCTGTATAATTTTTACTAGGCATACGAAGTATTACAACACCTGAACCGCCAACAAGATTACCTTGAGCTGGACGAGTACCACCCGCTCCTCCACCTGTATTAGCTGTACCAGGATTTCCGTTTATTGGACCAATTTCTTGACCTCCACTACCACCACCATCTTGAGCACCTCCAGCACCTCCATTGAAACCGCCGCCACCACCGCCGCCACCTCTACCGACAGTTGAACCTGTAATACCAGAATCTAAACCAGCACCACCACTTCCTAAGGCATTTCCACCTACTCCGCCAGCACCACCACCGCCAGCACCTGATGAGCCACTTGAAGGAGAATTTCCTCCTGCGAAACCTTGATTTGAAGTACCTCCACCACCTGTACCATAGTCGGCTCCCCCACCAGAACCACCACCAACTCCATTTCCTTCAGGAGATTGTCCTGAAGAGCCACCTCTACCACCAGCATTTGAAACTACATTTGTAATGTCATCTCCTGCTAATGTAGTGTTATTACCACTACTTCCAGGGTTTCCACTAGCTCCTCCAGCTCCTATTGTTATTGTATATTCTATACCAGGATTAAAAATTAATGCAGTTTCGGATGAACCGCCACCACCAGAAGTTTCACTATTAAAAGAATTTCTATATCCTCCGGCACCGCCTCCACCAGCTCCTCCGGATACTCCGCCACCGCCTCCACCAGCGATAACTAAATAATCTACTTCGTATGGACCACCGCCTCCAGCACCTGCTCCAAATCCTAAAACATTATAACCAAACATGTTCTATTCCTCCTATGCGTCGTTGGCCGCGTCAGTAGTAAAGAATAATTTGATACCTAAAACTCTTGATTCACCAGTAAAAGTATCACTACCGTCTGCTGCGTCTCTATATAATTGAAAGTAAGATTGCTCACCTGCTGCAGGAGAACCCGCAACTGTCATTGCACTACTTTCAGCTGTAATTTGTTGATCTTCAACTGTTCCAATACCAGCATCTGTAACTTCGATTGCTGTCCCAAATGCAACATCGATAGTATCACCATCTGCACATGCAACACCTTGTAAACCAAAAATACAATCTCCTGTATTAGTCGTGCTAGGTGCCCAGTAAACTTGGTAAGTTAAAGTACCTTCATTCCATGACTTAGGCATAGCTATTGTAAATTGTGTATATTGTTTTGTACCAGCATCAAAATCAAATACTTTCATATCTGGTCTTGTAGCTGTTGTTTCTACTTGTTCTGCGTCAGCTCCATTGGTTGTTGCAGCATACATTGCTGCTGCTGGAATCCATATAGTTTCTTTCCCTGCAATTTTAACTGCAGCTGTTCCTGATTTAAGAGTTCCTGTTCCTTTAGGATTTAAATTTATATCAACATTAGTTTCTCCTGTTGCTGATAAAATTGGACCGTTACCTGTTGCTGCGTTAGCTAGTGTAAATTCATTAACTGCTGAACTTGTTGCAGTAAGATTAATTAATTCATTTCCATTTGTATCTGAAATTTTTGTTCCTATTGCAGGGCTAGTTAAAGTTTTATTTGTTAAAGTATCTGTTGTAGCTTTTCCGACTAGTGTGTCAGCTGCTGCCGGCAACGTTACTGTAACATCTGCTGTTGAAGCAGGACCAATTAATGTTACTTTGTTTGTACCATTATCTGTACCTTCTAAAAATTCTATTTTACCAGCAGTTGCTGATCCAGGACTTAATATAGGGTCTGTTAAAGTTTTATTTGTTAAAGTTTGTGTTCCAGTAAGAGTTACATCACCTGTTCCAGCAGGTAAAGTGTATATGTCTGGATTAGTACCATCGTTTGCTGTAGCAAATACAATAGCATCACTTTTGTTAGTTGCTGTAAAAGTAAATGTATCTCCTGAACCAGAAGCGTATTTAAATTGTACTGTGTAAGCACCTGATGTTGAATTTCTTAAAAAGTAAAAGTTTTGTGCATCTAAAGGAATAGTTACAATTTGATTTCCAGTGATTGTACCTGTGAACTCAATCATTCTGTGAGACATCACAGCACCAGTTGATCCATCAGAAACTGAAAGAGTTGTAGTTTGTGCACCACCTGCAATTGATTGAGCGGAGAATCCTCCTGAAATTTGTTCGATGATACTTAAATTAGTATTTGTTTTTGTTCCCCAAGTTCCAGCGTTTTCACCGGTTGCTTGAAGCTCTATACCTAAAGGTGTGTATGTTGATGCCATAATTTTTATCTCCTATGCGACGTCACTATAACTTGTATTTGATCCTGTTGCAACATTAGAATAACTAATATTTGATCCTGTTGCAACACTTGTATACGATGTATTTGAGCCTGTGTCAATGTTTGCGTAAGCCTCTATTCCTAATAATCCTACACTAGATGTAAGCTGATCTAATGTCAATCCTTGAACATTTTCAGCTGGTGTTATTGTTCCTACAGCAGAAGTAGAAGATTGACCTGATAAACCTACTACATCTGCAGGTGAAATAGATCCTATTGAAGAAGTAGATGCTACTCCAATTAGATCAAGTAATTCAATAGCTCCTGTAGTTAATTCCCCAACACTAGTTGTTGCTGCTACACCGGTAATGGCACTTGGACCAAACTCTAGTCCAGGAGTACCTAAACTAGAAGTTGAAGCTATTCCTGTTACTGGTTCAGTGCTTACACCAAAAGCTAAACCTAAAAGTCCTTCATCGGATGTGGCTGCTTGTCCACTTAAACTAATTGTTGGACTAATTACAAAACTTAAACTTCCAACACTTGTAGTCGCTACTTGACTTGATAAATCATAAGCAGTTTCTATAGTTACATCAAAACTTCCACCCCAAACATCACTACCATTCCAAGAATCTTCACCCCAACTGTTAGCTGCTGAAACAGAAGCATCCATACTTCTGCCTACTAAAGTAATAACTTCGTCTGGACTTTCACCCCAACTATCTTCACCCCATTCGTTTCTTCCCCAACCAACAGTGTGTCCTACATAAGCTAAAGTTGGTGTTGCAAACTCAGATGATACACCTGTTAATGGCACACCTATTTCACCATCAACTTGTGGACTACCAATACTTGAAGTTAAAGAGTGATTGGAACCAATCATCTCTAATAAATAAGCAACCTCTGTATTAATAGATCCTGGTGAAGAAGTTAATTCAATACCTGTTAAAGATACAGTTTCATCTGCTCCTTCTCCCCAATCTGCTTGGTTCCAAGATAATCTTCCCCAACCTGTTTCATTAAATTCTTCTGAAGTACCTAAAGAAGCTGTAAGACCAAAACCTGTTAGTGTAATAACTGGATTATCACTTTCTCCATAAGGTTCTTCACTCCAACCAGCTCTACCCCAACCTTGATTAGCTCCTGAGATTACATCTCCAATAGATGTAGTTGCGGATACACCGGTTAAAGAAACTAATTCATCAGTAGCTTGTCCCCATGAACCACCTGTGCTCCAGGCATCAGCTCCCCATCCTGAAGTAATAGCATCCGTTGTCCCCCAACGGTTTGTCCCCCAGGTTGTGCCTGATTCATTCCAAGAATTGGCCATAAGGAGTGCCTCCTTATGCTATACGAATTATTGCGTTAGATGCGTCTGCTGTTGGAAATTGAATTGTGAAAGTTCCACTTGATACTGTCTTGTCACCACCAAAAGCGATAACAGCAACAGCTTTGTCTGATTGTGTATCATTATATATTAATGCACCATTTGCTGTAAAAGATGCTGAAGTATAACTAACATCTGCAAAATCACAAACCGCAGTTGATCCAGATAAAGCTGGAGTTACACTTGTAAGTGTTGCACCACCTGCAGTATATGCAGATCCAGATGTATTTGAAATTTCGTTTGAAGTTGAATAAGCTGTTGTACCTGCACCTAAAGATGCTGAACTTGTAAATAAAGCTATTTTAAAAGTATTTCCGCTTGATGCTGTAAAATTGTGTGTACCAACTAAAATTTCTTGTTTAAAGCTGTTACAAACTGCCGATGATATTGCCATAATTTAATCTCCTACGGGTTCGCTGATTTTATTGGTATTCGAATAGCACCATCTGTGTAGTCATCTCTTCGTCTTCTACCAACTTGCTCATTAGCAAACTTTTGTACCTCTTGTTTATACTTATTTTCATATAGTGTCAACATATCTATTGGACCTTTTAAAAA